TAAAGTTAAGTATGAGATTGGACCAAATGGAGAGTTTACAGCGACAAATAAGTATGGTATAATATGGCTAGAACAGATGAATATATTAGCTAACGATCCTCGCAATCCAATGACTGTACAAAAGATGTTGAACGTAGAGGATAAGACTTGTTTCTTTTATAAACACATAGCTATTAGTCACGGAGTAAAATCACCAACAAAACGTATACCATATACATGGATTTTTCCACAAGAGTTTAGCTTGAAGAAAATATGAAGACCGATTGGATAGAAAGTTCTATTGATATAGGTAGCGGATTTTTCCTAGCACTAATAATTCAAATAACAGTATTTCCATTATTCGGCTTGTACCCTACAATTTGGGATAGTATTCATATAACATTAATTTTTACAGTTGTAAGTATAATAAGATCTGCACTTTGGCGCAGATATTTTAGAAATAAAATACATGAACGTCTTAACAAATCCAATTAGTAACATCCCTAAACTTAAGAACTCACACGTTCTAGGTTGGTCACAGGTTTGGGCAGATCAATTAAATGCACGCATAGATCACGCGTGTTCACCAGCTATTGGTCTAGATACTACATGTTATATTGAACATGGTGTAAACTTTGGTGGCACACTTAACCTATTTGGTGGTGCGACTAAAGAAATCTATGATCGTATCAATAGAGTCGCAGCACATCCGAATGTTGTATCATTAGACTTTGATATGCCAGATTGGGGTGACCAACTTAAGAAACGAATTGGTGCACCGACTACATATACAGGTATCACTGAACAATGGTGTGATGCTTTATCTTTGCGCTTGTCAAAAGTACAATCTCTTAAACAACAAGACTTATTGCAAGTATCATCTAAGTTTGATGGTATCTCTGTGGGAGATTCTCATACGCCAGCATTCTCGCGTTTAACAGATATCGTATTGAGAGAAAACGGCAAGACATTATATGGTACTCTTAAACGTGGATTGATTACAGAGTTTAGAGGATTAAAACCATTTGGTAATGTAACGTTTTGTTATGGATCAATTGATGTCCGTCATCATATACTTAGGCATGAGAACTTTAATTTAGATGATATGTTAGACGAGTATGTTAGACAAGCTGTTGCTATACAAAAAGAACATGGATGTGATATCTCATTTACAACACCAGTTCCAGTAGAATATGAAGATCGTAGATTACCTAAGACTGGTTACTTTAAAGGTACTCCGTTCTTCGGATCAAGACAAGACCGTTTAGACCTTACATATCGAATTATCGAAGGACTAAATAAAAGAAAGGTGAATGTTATCATGCCACCTGAAGAGTGGTACAAGATGGATGGTGAGAAGTATGCAAAGACTTATATGGAAAATAGTTCAAGCGTTCACATCTCTCCGCAATATTATAGAAGATTGGATTGGGGTCAAACTTGTTTAGCATAACAGAAGATACAGGTAATAAAGATATCCCCATGGGGATGGATCGTAGCGATGCAAAGAAGTATTATGAAGAATTGTGGGGAACATTTGAATCTAAGATATCAGATCCAATAGTAGAACCATATGGAGATAAGTTCGTATTGAGAGCAGATCTTGCACCAGGAGGATTGAAAGCTTTTGGTGGAGAAAGAGTCATAGCACAATCTAAGTATAACACATTGACATATTGTGCACCTCGACAAGGCCATGCTATGGACGCCATTTCAATGTTAGCAGAGATGTACAATAAAAAAGTAGTATTCTTCTGTCCATCCTCTAAAGAAGTATCAGATCATCAAGGTGCATTATTTGCCTATCCTCATGTTGATATGAGATTCGTTCGTATTGCTGCAATGCCAGTTTTAAATCAATATGCTAAACAATGGGCAAAAGAAAATAATGCACAATATTTGCCACTAGGTTTGAAAGACATGCCAATGGTTACAGCAGGTCTTGTTAATATGGCGAATAAAATAACCAAACAACTGGGCAAAGAACCTACACAGATTTGGTGTGCAGTGTCAACAGGGACGATGACGCGAGCATTACAAATCGGATGGCCATCTGCAGAGGCACACGGTGTTGCAGTGGCACGCAATATACATAAAGGTGAAATTGGTGATGCGAAGGTCATATCAGCAACTATACCCTTCCTTAGAGCATGCACTACAAAAAATCCTATGCCATTTCCATCGACTGCAGCATACGATGCGAAAGCGTGGGATGCTTTCGTTGAAAACGGAAAACCAGGATCCATCTTTATTAATGTTGGTGCAGATGAACACATCAACAGAAACTTGTCAAAGGTAGACATATCTAATATCAATAGTTACAGAGAATGGCATGACATGGAAGATTTAAAACGTAATAGAGCATTTAAAAACAGTGTACAAACAAGTGCAAATATGGTATAATAATATATGAATACAAATAGGAGTAATACGCAATGGGCTTAATGGATAAATTACAGAAGAATTCAAAGATTGAATTTACTTCGCCACTCGAAGACTCGAAATTCTTCGGCGATAAAGATATGATTACGACACCAGTTCCAATGGTGAACGTAGCACTAAGCGGTAAACTTGATGGCGGTTTGACACCAGGATTGACAGTACTTGCTGGCCCATCTAAACACTTTAAGACTGCTTTTAGTTTACTTATGGCTAAAGCATATATGGACAAATACAAAGATTCAGTATTGTTATTCTATGATTCTGAATTCGGTACTCCTCAAGGTTACTTCGATTCTTTTGCTATCGATAAGTCTCGTGTGCTTCATACTCCTGTTACAGATGTAGAACAACTTAAGTTTGACTTAGTATCACAGCTTAATAATCTTGAACGCGGTGAAAAGGTCATTGTAGTTATCGACTCCGTTGGTAATCTTGCATCTAAGAAAGAAATGGAAGATGCTCTGAATGAAAAATCTGTGGCAGATATGTCACGCGCTAAAGCACTTAAAGGTTTATTTAGAATGATAACACCATATCTAACGATGAAAGATGTGCCGCTACTTGCAGTCAATCATACGTATATGGAAATCGGGATGTTCCCTAAAGCAGTAGTTTCTGGTGGTACAGGTATCTACTACTCAGCTGATACTATTTGGATCTTAGGTCGTCAACAAGATAAAGAAGGCACAGAGATTAAAGGATACCACTTTATCATTAATGTGGAGAAGAGTCGTTATGTTAAAGAAAAGTCTAAGATACCTTTATCTGTTAGCTATGAAGGTGGAATTCAGCGTTATTCTGGTCTGCTTGACGTCGCTATGGCTGGTGGTTTCGTCGGTAAACCTTCTAACGGGTGGTATCAAAAAGTGGACAGAAGCACGGGTGAGTTCTTGGATGGAAAGGTACGCGAAAAAGACACGCTATGTGAAGAGTTCTGGTCACCACTATTAAAAGATCCTGACTTCCAAAAATATATTGTCGACACATATCAAATCGGCAGTGGTAAGATGTATCAAGCAGAAGAACCACAGCACATAGAAGAGCTTCAAGATGAAGATATCTAAAGATAGTTATACCTTCGTTGAACATAAAGGTGATGAAGATTGGTATGTTAAGATCAAGGAAGGCGACTACAAAGATATCATTTATAAGTATGGTCGCATTGAAGTTCAAGAAGAAGTAGATAACGCAAAACTAAAATTTCAATTTAATATATCTAAAATTCCAGATGATTTGTTGATGACGCAAGAAGAACTACAGGAAGATGTAACCTTCATGAATCTCTTAGGTGATATCTTAACACATATCATTGAAGACGCAATGGATACTGGAAAATATAAGCTAGGGAAAAATGATAAGCCAACTGATACTGAACCAACTGTGCACGAATGAGGAATTTACTAGACGTGCACTGCCGTTTCTAAAGGACGAATACTTTGAAAGAGGAGAAAAACTTCTCTTTGCAGTAATAAACCACTTTATTGACAAATACAATAAAGTTCCAACTGAAGCAGCATTAAAGATTGAGTTACAACGTATTCCAAATGTCACTAATGATGTAATGGATATTGTTGACAAGGCATACAAAGCAGAACCTGTTGACATCCAATGGGCATTAGATGAGACAGAGAAGTTTTGTCAAGAACGTTCCATATATCTTGCGATTATGGAATCTATTCAAATTATAGATGGTAAACATAAGGATCTTTCAAACAATGCAATCCCTGATATCCTATCTAAAGCACTATCTGTTAGCTTTGATACCAACGTTGGTCATGACTATATTGACGCTTCTGATGCGCGTTATGATTTTTATCATAGGACTGAGTCGAGGCTTCCATTCGACCTTGACTACTTCAATAAGATCACTAAAGGCGGTCTTCCAAACAAAACGTTAAACATCATCTTAGCTGGTACAGGCGTAGGTAAATCCTTGTTCATGTGTCACATGGCTGGTTCATCTCTAGTACAGGGTAAAAACGTATTATACATAACAATGGAAATGGCAGAGGAACGTATAGCTGAACGTATTGATGCAAACCTCATGAATATCCCGATCGACCAGTTAGAGCAACTACCAAAACAAGTGTACGACCAAAAGATCCAAAAGATCGGTCAAAAGAATATCGGTAAGTTAATCATTAAAGAGTATCCAACTGGTGCAGCTCATGTCGGACACTTTAGAGCATTATTAAATGAACTTAAACTTAAAAAGAATTTTAAACCCGATATTATCTTTATTGATTATCTTAATATTTGCGCCAGTTCGAGGATTCGTGGATTGGGTGGATCGGTTAATACTTACTCATACGTTAAAGCGATCGCAGAGGAGATGCGCGGCTTTGCTGTCGAAAACAACTGTCCAGTCGTATCAGCAACACAAACAACCAGATCGGGTTTCTCGAATACGGATGTTGGTCTTGAGGACACAAGTGAATCTTTTGGTTTACCGGCTACAGCTGATCTTATGTTTGCGGTCATCTCGACGGAAGAGCTTGAGAAACTTGGCCAACTTATGGTTAAGCAGCTCAAAAACAGGTACAACGACCCAACGTTCCACAAAAGATTCATCATCGGTGTAGATCGTTCTAGGATGAAGCTTTATGATGTAGAAGCAAGTGCACAGACATTGATTAGCGATGCAGCACATGTCAAAGAAGACGATAAACCACTAAACACCTTTGGTGATAGAGAAGGCAAGAAAGATTTTGGAGGATTCAAGTATGATTAGAGATGAAGATCTAGAAAATCTTAGCTATGAAATAGATGACATCATGCACAAGCTTTGTATAGAATATAAGATATCTCCGCTTATGTTCTCATCAGTCATGATAGCAAGGTTGTCTCACTTGAATGTTTCCGCAAAAACTGTAGATGATTTTATTAATCTATTGGTGAGTGTAACAAACATGGACTTCACGGCGCTAAATGATAAACAAGAACCCATAAAGGTGCATTAATGTATAAAGTAACTTATTTTCCAACTGCAAGTGAATCGACTGTTTTCTTTAAATGGTTTAAAACATTAAAAGAAGCAACAGATTTTGCTATGAAATTGGGTA